TGGTCCTGAATTCTGAATCTACTTTCAGATGACCATTTTCCATCTCAAGATTCACATCCGGCCCCATCAGTCCATCCAGATAAGGTGCCCGTCCGGCTGCCATGAGGACCTGTCCGGAACGGATGGTTTGTTCCTCTCCATTCACTTCAAAGATACAAGTCAGCCCCTGATTGGACTCCTCCCGGATCTCCTTAACACTTGCCCTGCAATGGATCGCAATTCCTTTTCTTTTAAGCTCCTCTTCCAGGGCCTGGGATACTTCAGAATCCATAGGCCCTAATAAATGGGCTTTGCTCTCCAATATAGTCACATGGGAACAGAGGGAAGCTAACAGGCGGTCACTGGTCAACACCCCCGGAAGGTCAGCTCCCGGAATCTTTAGCATTACCGGTTTTGCCCCGGTGGCAATGATAATGTGATCTGCCTCATAATAATCCTTGCCTTCCAGGCCGTTCACCTCTACGGTCCGCCCCCGGCGTATGGTTGCTGTTCCGCAAATGATGGCTATTCCGGCTGCTTTAACAAGCTCCTCCACTTCCTTGCGATACGCTTTTACAGAACGTTTTTTATAATTCTGCATCTTTTTAAAATCAAAAGAAATAAAATCTGTGGATACCCCGAATTCATCGCTGTTTTGAAGAGTTTCAAAAATACTGGAGGCATGAAGCAAGGCCTTTGTAGGAATACAGCCTTTGTTAATACAGGTTCCTCCCAGTCTTTCCTTCTCTACAATGGCGGTCTTAAGTCCCAGACCGGCGGCTTTTATAGCAGCTGTATATCCGCCTGGCCCTCCGCCGATCACAAGTATATCGTAATGTTCTGCCATTTTTAGTCCTCCTGCCGGATCATTCCATAATGGAGGCAGGCATTTTTAATTCCCTCTTGATCAATAGGATCCGTGACGTAATCGGCTGCTTTCTTTAATTCAGTCATGGCATTGCCCATGGCAATTCCCTTGCCTGCTATTTTAATGATATCGTAGTCATTCATGCTGTCTCCAAAGGCTATTGTTTCTGTAAGAGGTATTTTCAAATAGTCGCAGAGTCTTATCAGTCCCATAGCTTTTGAAGCCTTCCGTTCCACCACATCTGCTCCCCGTTTATCAGCAAACATATGGACATGGATATCCGGGAATTGCTCCTCCATGGCTTTTGCACCAGCCTCATCTCCGATATAGGCCATAGTTCTCACTTCCAGCTCCACAAGCTTTCCTGGATCTTCAAATCTTCTGCCGCATTCTCCCCAAAGCGTTACATCATGCCTTTTTACCACCTCTGGATTAACATAATAATCCCATTCTCCAACAGTAGTTCCAACGCTGTAAGGAGTTTTCTCCGCATAGGCTAGAATCTCTTTCAGCAGAACCTTATCAAAAGTATGTTCATAAATGACCTGGTCTCCCACAGTCACCTTCGTCCCATTGAGATGGATGATCGCATCCGGTCTTACCTCGTCCCGGATGGCAGTGCTGAAAATAGAATCCATGTCTCTGCCTGTTGCCAGTACGATGGTATAATTTTCTCTCAATTTTTCTATAGTTTCCAAGGCACTTGCTGGAATTGTCCAGTCTTTATGGTCCAGAAGTGTCATATCTACATCAAAGCTTACAATTGGCTTCATCTATCTTCACCTATTTTTCTTCCTAAATAATCGTCTCCTTACCATAATATATTAAATTTGAAAATTTTTCAAGAAATATACTTTACCAATTGGAAACTTTCTGCTATAATACCATATGTGTCAAGAAAACGGAGTATGGCGTAGCTTGGTAGCGCGCTCGGCTGGGGGCCGAGAGGTCGCAGGTTCAAATCCTGTTACTCCGATCGCACAAGGAATGCTGAAAGCTTTGTATCATCAAGCTTCCAGCGTTTTTTCTTTCATATAATTAGCTTCTGCTTTTGAAGACACTTGAAGACAATCCTTATTTGTGTGTAAAATAGACAAGTTTTTCACTTTTCTTTGTGTTTCACTTTCCCTATATGGATTATAAATATACTTCAATGTTGTCGATGTCATAGTATGTCCAAGCCATCTTCTTATTTCCTCTAGTGTCCACCCCATCGCATCCATTCTACTTGCAACGGTTCGTCGTATGCAGTGAGAACGCTTCATGTTATCAGAATCTTTCCAGCCAAGAGCGATCTCAGCTTTTTCTAGACGATGAATAAAAACCATTTTATCAGATCTTGTTCCGTCTTCTTTGATAAATACAAATTCAGATAACACCTTACTATTACGGCGTATTCTTTTGAAAATCTCAATAACCTCATCACTTAGATTTAGCTCACGATATCCAGCTTCAGAATCCGCCTTAACATATTCAACTACAGCACCAGAACTATCTTCCATTCTCTGAATGAACACAGTTTCGTTTTGCCAATTAAAGTCTGACCATTTTAACACACATAGCTCACCTATTCTTAATCCCAATTCAAAGTTTGCCATCAGACCTAAATTCGCAATATTGGCATTTAATTCAAATCCTCTTTCAAACTCTTTAATAAGTTCTTCGATTTCGTCAGGGTAGAAAACCATACTTGCGGATGGCTTTCGTCTTTCTGATTTAAATAAGTGTGTATACTCCAACTCCTCTTTCTTCCAGGGATTATCATTAATTAGACCTTTTCTTTTTGCATAACGAAGAGATCCAGTTAAGACTATCTTATGAGTGTTAAAAGATTTGGCTGTCATCTGATTACTAATCAAAACATCTATTGCCCAATTTTCTAGATCAATAGTTTTGATAGAATTCAAGGGTTTGATATCTATGTCGGTTCCTTTAACGTATTTTTCATAGCTTGCCCTATTTTGTTTTATGGTTTCTATGGAGTTGTTTTTCTTTTTACCTTTGTAGCTTAACCACTCTTCAAACATATCACAGAGTCGCGGCTGTCTTTCTTTTAATCCAGAGCCGTAATAGTAATCGTATAACTTATCAATTAAAGCTTCGTAACTAGCAGCCTTGATATTGCGCCTACCATTTAATTTAGACTCATCAGTAACCCAAGTTCCCAATCTCCCATCTGAGTAAGTTGTAATGGTATAGGTGTGAACAGATTTCACTTTCTTTTCTTTAATCATATTAACTTGTTTTAGCATCGTGTACGGATCAATTATACCACAGTCTACTAAATCAAGCCATTTGTTTTCATCAAGTGCTGTCAATTCATATTCAGTAAGCGCATTATAAATTCTATGTAATTCACGTTTCTTTTTCTCAGAAACAGTCAACTTATCTCCTTCTTAATAGCAATACTGATGCCATTTAGTTTTTAAATACACACCATTCCCCTGTTTACCTTTTGACTGATAAATAACATATCCAGGAAGTATGCTCCCATTTTCAAGCAGCCACTTTGCATTTGCCCAATTACTTTCCGTTGGCTTCCGATTATAGTTACCATCAGCTACACTGGAATACTGCCTTTCTTCAAACACTACTCCTTTTATTGTATCTGGGTACTCAGAATGAGCAACACGATTCAAAACAACAGACCCCACATATTTTTGCTCTGTATCGTCACAGAATTGTGCCTCACCAGCCAGTACATGTGCCATTATGTATAAATCTTCAGTGGTGTATTTTACTTTATCGTCGTTTAGAAACTCTGATTTTATATATGCATACCCGTCTTCAGTGGTTATCATACTCCAACCACCGATATCCAGTACTACTTCAAATGTTGTATTTAAAAGTGTATGTCCTAAAATTTTTGATCTCGTATTTGGTTCTTCTCTAATGTTCACTCCAGCTTGATTGGCAAATTTTAATATAAAATCTGTTACATATGGTAATTCTGATTCAAACTGTGCCGTTGTTACGGTTTCTTCTATATTATTCGCCCATGTTGCCATGGGCATCGTAAAGACGAGACAGAATGATGTTATGCCTACTGTTATCAATTTTCTCATTACAATCCTCCAAATTTTTGATTTGAAGGATACCGGTATCCTTGTCTATCTATGTAAACTGTGTCTGCGCAAACACAGAGTTTTCATTAAAATCAATGCACTACAATCTAATCCTCAGTATCCCAATTTCTAGAACTAGCTACACACAAAGATGTTAAGATAAGTCCCAGAAATGCACCGACAAACAATCCTGCTATAAACCACATAATACAACCCCTTTCGTTAATTACTTATTCCAAAACAGATATGTTTTATCATCAAGTGTAAACTGGTGCTCTGTGTTGGTTTTAATTTGATAAAATCTTTGGTTTGTGTCTTTACTGTTAAGACCACCAAGCTCACTAACATATTCTCCAACTTTCAGATAATCAAGTAAGCTGAGTAAATCATCAAAAATAGATATGTCATTTGAACCACTATAAACACATGTCTTGAACTCTAATGATTTACACTTTATCAGCAATAGCTTAAGTTCAGCTAAATTTTGGTCACCGCCCATAAAGCAAACACAAGTGATCAATCCTTTATATTGCATAAGTATTTGTTCAATCTCTTCCGATATATATTCTCCTGTACATTCCCATAAATACTGACTGTGGCAACCCCTACATTTATAGGGGCAACCACTAATGTTAAATATTAATGATGTCTCATTTGGAACTTCTTGGAATGTCACAGCGTATCCAATATATTTAAGAGGTAAGTTTTCCATAAAATCTCTTTCCTTCTTCCTTGATTCTTTCAAATGAGAACTTAGATACTCGCTTTAGATATCCAATAATTCTCGTTATCCAGTCGACGTTTTCACTGCCGCATTTCTGGCATATATTCGTATAATGTTTACTTATATATCCACAATCATTGCAGATGGTATTTGGGATATTGAAAGTGAAGTACGAGCAACCTGTTTTAATTGCCACCATTAGTAGATTAGTATACTGATCTTTTGATAGATGCTCATCAAGATTGCAATGAAGAGCAGAACCTCCATCTAAATACTTTGTTAGCTTTTTCCCGTGTAAGATAAACTTATCTATGACATTACAGGATTCGTCCTCAACTTTATAAAAATAGCTGTTATAACAATCTCTGGGGGAGAAATAACCATCTTCCTTATCCCACTTAGCATTCTTCACTCCTAAATTCTCAGCCGGTATAAACTCTGTGTTAAACATTAGTTCAGATGTTCTCGCCTTTTTATTTTCTTCATAAATGGGCTTCAAAATCTTTTCGCCGTATTCAAAGTACTTTTCGTTTGGAGATATCTCAATTCCAAGAAATTCAGCGGACTCCACAAATCCGTTTATACCAATTGTTAAGAATTGCTTTTCTAATGAAATATATCCAGAGTCATAAACAGGAAGTAGTTTTGCTTCAAAGTTATCTTTTACAATTTCATTGTATGCTGTCAGATAGTGGTGCATTTTGAGTGTTTGTTCTCTAATCATCTCTGTAATGTCTTTTCCTTCTCGTGTTGCAATCTGGACAAGACGGTTGATGTTCATCGTCATCACACCCTTTGATCCAGTGGCAACACCACCCGCACCAAGAGTATAAGAGAATGTGTTGTCTTGAATTTCGTTTCTTAACCGGCAGCATGACGCCAACGAATCCACACTATCACTTGTATACGTAAAGAAGGAGTGTCCTTCAGTGTACATTTCCGCCGTAAAATCCTTGTATTCCCTATCAACATAATCATTGCCATCGTTGAGCAGGTTCATAGTTTCTACTGGAAATGTTAAAACCGTTTTAGTTCTTTCGTGATTAAACCATTTCATAAATCGCTTCTGTAGCCAGCTTACGCTCTCCCACGTAGGCTCTGTGCCATCAGGAAAAACAAAGTTGTTGAATATTCCATTGAAATATTCATTATCAAAATAAGCAATATTCCAGAAAACACTTTGAAAATTCCTTGCAGCTGCCGGCTGATTTAATGAATAAACCACCTGTTCAAAGCTATCAGTGATGATTTTATCGATGGTGCGATGCTTGTTTGATAGATCTACCACTTTAGTAGAATTCTGATAATAGTCATCTCCATATTCCATGCGAATAAAGTAATCTAAATATGTGAGATATTCAGGTGTTGATACTGCTCCTGCAAACTGTGAGGCAATAGCAAATACTAAATTGATAAATGCTCCGTTAAAAGCCTGTAGATTCGTTGGGGTTTCCGACATACCCCCTATTGAACGCAGACCGTGAAACAGAAAAGGATACATTGTAATTGAAACACAGTATGGCATAATACTTGTTTCATCATTTTTATACATCTCATGGTTGTCCAATTGACGAATATATTCATCTGCCCATAATTCACCATACATCTCTGTGAGCTTATCAATCATTAAAAGTCGATTAGTACCTATCATATCCTTTTTAGGAAGCTCTCCTGTACAGGTAGTAACATTCTTATTCTCTACATTTGCATTAGAATCAACTTCGCTACCACTCGCTGCATTAATCGCTCCTTTGTATTTATTAATAAAATTTACATACCGCCTATATTTCTCATATTTCTTTGTTATATTTGTCAAATCAAGTCCTCCAGTCTTTATAATGTCTTAATCCAATTTATTGCTTCTTTTGCGTTCATGATTTTTTCATCTACTTCTAACATCGGAGCACTTTTAAAGCCTTTGGTAGACATAATATTCAAATCATCGATAATTTCAAATTCAACACCCTTTTGCAACAGTGTAAGTTTTACCATATTGCAGACAGGACAATGTTCCGTTGTATAAAGTGTAATTTGCAATTAATATTCACCTCCTTGGTATTTTTATCCCAACAGCATTACAAATGCCAACGGGTAATATATGTAATCCAGTACTACATTGAATAAAAAATACCATCTATAGAACGGAAAATCATCTATGTATAGGCTTATCGGACTAATGTTTCTTTGTAGTCGCAAAGTTATTACTACTGTACAAATTTGAACAAATGATAAAAAGTTGATTAATGGTAAATCAAGAGAAATACCAATTATGGCATAAACAAAAATTGTAAAACCAGAATATAGATATGGTGCAACTTTGGCGATCTTCTCAACGCAAACCATTTTTTCATATGGTAAATCATTAAGAAAATTCTCGTTATTTTTTATGACACCCCTTACCTTTTCATAGTACCGGCTTTCGCTTAACATAGACGATGTTTCTTTAATTCTTGATATCAGAAGTATTGCGATGCAGCATAATAAAAGTATTGTCATTCGATCCTCCTATTCTCCATAATATTTTTCTATGTACTCCAAAGCATCTAGCCTTGCGTCGTACCCTGTTTCAATCCTACTACAACACTCAATAACAAACGGGTGGCATACTTTCTTTAAATCTAATGGTAATGTACCACCACCTATCTCAATCTCATCATCTTCCAGGTATCCGATAATTGGTTTTCTTGCTTTCCATGCCCAAGCAATTTCCATAATACTTCCTACCGATTGCCTTATGCTCTGAAGATTCACTAATATTACATCAGCCTTTTCAACCCTGTTATCACAAAAGTCACGAATTTCAGTATCAGACTTATGCAGCTGCTCACGGTAATTATAATAACGATTTGGACTCCAAGCTCTAAAAAACTCAGAATTATTTTCGAACCATTCAATACAACGTTCTCTCCACCAGTTTCCATCTTCGAAACTGACCTTTTCAGACGCTCCACACAACCAAACATGTTTCATTTCACTCCTCCCTTCCTATAAGTCCCAATTCGATTTTAAACTTGATTCACTGCTATAAGGCACGTTCAATCGCCTTAATTCGTGGTTCAGTATAGTATCGTAGAAAACTGACACTTCATAGCCATGTTTCATCTGCTCAATTTCAATCTCATAAATATGACCTTTGATGAATCCCATAGCATTGGATTTTCCTTTGTATGTGCTTAACATTCTCTCATTGAAAACCATCTTCTATTGCCTCCTTTCAATCCTGATATGCAATTGACACCAATTGTTCATTAAGTTCTTCGATCTCAAATTCAAGGTATTGCTTTGCCTTCCCTAAATCTTCAATTGTAGATTTTAGTACATCACCTTTTAAATCCTTTTTACCTGCCCTGCTTATGTATTTCGCAACATTACCAATGTTAAAATTTAATCCCCAAGCCTTGATTACCTTCCTGGCTTCGTAAGGATTATTTGCTCCACCATAGTGAGACGGGTGATTTATCTGTTCTTTCTCGGTCAATGTTTTAATAATCTCCTTCATATATTTTGCTTCAGTTGCCATACCGTTCTCATCATGTGGTTCGTAATTCCTCCCACATGCACTGTTTTTGTCTATCCAACAATTGTTATCTATATGTATGCATTTCTGACATATAATGCTACTTGGATTTCCCAATTACTCACCTCCCAATACTAATTCTCTAAACATCGGCAAAGTTTCTACCCATTTACAGAACTCTCGCCGGTGATTTCTGCGCTGCCAATATATTGTCTTTAACTGCTGATAATTTGTTGTGAAACCAGCTGTTAATTCAAATCCAGAAGGAACGTTATATAAAATTGTCAAATATAATTCCTTTGCAAACTCTGTCCCTTTGTCTTCCAATCCGTTATAGACATCAATCATTTCTTGAACTACATTGATTATTCTCTGATCAACATATTCATTGCATTGTTCCTTAAAAGCAAACTTTGTTATACGATGCATAGTTGACTGACTGGAAATAAAGTCGATGAAGTGGTACCTCTCTAGCTCCACGGACATCTTGTTTGAAAATCTCATATCGAATTGTACATTTATGCCCTTTAGATAGTTATCGTGCCCCTCGCCCGACTTGCACGATCCAAGTCTAACAGTAGTTTTTGTTACTTCTTCTGTGCACTCTTGTGAGTCTACTGCCATCGGAAATTTGCTTACTCTGATAGCATTTTCAAGTCCATATACATTTACGTTACTAATCTGCATTTATTATCCTACCTACTCAAAATATTTTAATAATCCATTTCCATCATAATTCTCTGTGTCTAAGACAAGGGTATCCCCATCTCTAAGAAAAACATTCATAATTTTTCTATCATCTCTGTATGTATCTGCTCCATTTTTCCCAGCGCAAACATAAGCCCTGGGATGCTTTAATAATTCCCGTGCCAAATCTTCGGCATAAATAATTCCTTTAATATTCTTTGCCTCCTATATTCGATTTTTATATTTCTTGAAAAGTAATGTGTAAGTCTGTAAGTTTTGTAAGTAAAAAGCTGCCAACTAATTACCCACTTTTCATTCATTTTACTGTTGAAAGTCCAGTTTCATCTTAAAATCTGTGACTCACAATCAATCATTGTTGTTTTTCAACATATTTTCAGCGCATAAGGGAAAATATATACCGACAAGCACCTATTGTAGAATCACAGACATATATTAACATTACGTATGGGTGGCGCTTCCTGCATACAGCTGGTGCTTTATATAGATACAGGATTTTTCTGGGCGGTAAACACGTATATTGCGTGATGCCGCTTACATAATGTTAATTATTTAATTATGTGGCCGAGGCCGTTTACGCCTTCAAATTTATACCATCCAACTTTAATGACCTTTCACAGAATTCTTTGATTTCATCATTGTTCTTCTTCATTTAAAATCCCAATTTCAACTTTTATCCAAGTCAACAACTTGCGGAAATCTCATGGGAATATATTTTACGCCTTCTTTATCTAAGAGATCAGCAAAATATCTTCCTATTCCGTTACAGTCAACAAGAATGCTTTCTTTAATATTTTTGGATTTAATTCTATTCTTAACATAATTGCTTAATAATTCCATTTTTTCTGATTTAACGTATTCTGGATTGTTGCCATTGTGAATTACAATAGAATATTTTTTTCCATTAAAACCTGTATCAATAAACATTTTTTGTTCTCCTTTTCAAATGAAACTTCCGTTTCAACCTTTGCTTTACAGTCGACAAATCCCTCTGGGAAATAGTCTATCCAATGGATATGTAACATTGTTTAATGTCACTGGTTCGTTATAATCATCTGCATATTTTTTCAACAGTTCAGTAAAAATATCGTATGCCTTCGTAACTTCATCTTTACGCTTGTTCTTTTCAGCAATCAATCTTTCTCGTTTGAGTCTTTCTTCATTTAAAGCCTTTTCGTAATCTAAACACTCCTTTTCAGAACTAAAGATTTGAACCTTATCAATATCCACCATTCTCTTCATAATTCTCTTGTAGTCCTCATCTGAAATATATCTCAAATTACATATCCCCTTTCATTCCTTCTAAGTTTAATGACTTTTCACAAAACGATTTAATGTCAGTAACGCTCTTTCCCTCATTACACATGTTTAACACAGCGCCCAGGATACCAGTGGCGCCAGCTCTCATACCAGCCAATCTAACTTTGCTCACCGTATCTTCCGCTGTTTTTTGAATCAAATTCTCTAAATTTTTATTGCTCATATTGTTTTTTCTCCTTTCAAATTAACTTTTTGTATTTTTAAACACCTATAGTTTTTTCGCTTTATTCAAATTTCCACTCAATTGAATTAACCTCACAGTATATTTAACCTTTAACACTTGCCAATTAATTGTATAATATTCTCCGTTTTAATTGAAAATTCAACATTCCTGTGATAATATTATTTAAAAGTTAGTTTCAACTTTTAAACATGTGATAAAGATAAAAACACAGGAAAGGGATTCCTAAATATGAACACCTTATCGTTCTCTTGGAAAAAAATTAAATCATATCGCGATGGTTCAGCTACAGACATACAAGAAGCCATTAAAATATGGTGCGAAGAAAACGTTGCTCCAATACTTGATAGTTATATAAACGAAATGAGGATTACAGGTTCTGAGGTCGCTAACTATTATTCAAATGTTGAACTTAAAACCAGAAAAGACTTATCGTTTGAAACAGAGGACAAGAAACTATTAAGTATCATAAAAGGATTGCGCGAAGCCACAGACTGTATTAGGAAACATAATTTGAGGTCTTGGTCTAGAATCATTACTCTTTATAGCTGTAAAGGTATAGTAAAAGTTAGCGATATTAATAAAATTTTTATAGAATGTATTGAAGATAGTAATTTATTTTTTTATAAAAGTGATAATGAAACCGAAGCAAAGTTAGTTGAATATTTAGATGTTATTAAGTTATTTTTTTCATATATTTTTGCGCTACGTTTATGGATTTATAGGGTGTCCGAAAAGTTCAAATTGTTTCTTGACTTTGAATCAAATGGAATACTTGCTAATAATGTTTATAAAATCTTAGAATTCACCTTTAATACAACTGTGTATGGTCATCACACTGACTTAGATAAATTGGTAGCAAATAGAGGGGCCTCTACATTGTATAAAAAGCTTAAGGCAACCAGAGAAGACGAACGTATAAAACTTATTGAGGTTGACCCATATGCCGAAGAGGATGAGTTTATTAAGACTGGTGGAGATAACGAATCAATAATCTCTAATAATCCCAATAAAATAACTACTGAAATCAATGAAAAATTTTATTATTATACTACCTCTTTATCAAAAGATGATTTTAAAGCAAAAGTTCTATACTATTACAATACGTACAAGGGTTCTTCAAATTTAATTCCCATAATGGGTGAATTCGGAAGCATAGAGTTTGTAAATTTAATAATGTTGATCGATTATTTTAAAAGCTTAATTGATAAAGAGAGTAATAATATCGATGCTAGGGAGTTTTATAAAGACTTAAATTTAAAATGTCTTATCACAATGGGATTTGCATTTAATCATATGACACCCGGTGAGTTTAGTGATGAGCTTGACAAAATTGTCAAACCATACCCTGGCATTATGGAGTATTCAGAATGGAGCAAGGTTTATAGGTACTTAAGAGACAATTATGGCAACTGGATACATAATCAAGAGTTCGCATATGGTACCCCAGAATTACGAGACGACCCATTGAAATATAATAAGCATTATGTTCTATTTGCAGATGCTTATAACCAAATGAGCGATTATCAATCTGCAATAAGATTTTATAAAAGGCAGGGATTGAAGCCTGACTTTTGTTCATCATATTTTCCATTAAATATGATTTTAAATAGTTAGTAAATTTCTAGTATTTTCGAGAAGGAACATATGCTTAACTTAGCGATATTTCTTCTCGAAAATTGTAATAAATCTTCATCTATTTTGTCCCATTAAATGGTGATTTTAATGTTATTTATCTTTGTCCTTTTTATGAGTTTCCTTGTATGTATCACATATCTTTTCAATTACTGCCACAACTGCAGCAATTGCAATTATTATAACCCAGCCTAAATCACCCATCTTTCCTCCCATCTGTTATTCCAACTCTCAATGGCCCACTCCTCTCGATCTGGGTTTCCAATCTCGGCACCACAGTTCTGACATTCTACAAAGAATCCTCCGTATCTGCTTTCATATACCTCTATCCATTTATCTCCACAGAACGGACATTCTCTGGCTTCAATTCTTTTCTGATTTTTTCTATCCATCAATACCTCAATCCTGTTTTAGATCTAATGTCACACAGTTTCCGTCACCTTTTATGTATTCAATGGTGTATGTACTTAAATTCCCGTTAGCATTAATCATTATCCGGTCTCCCAACTGATAATACTGTTTATACTTACTCCACTTAACAAAATGCTCCTCGAATATTTTATCAGGAATGAATAACAGAACACCCTTATATTCAATTGAAGCAAAGCCGTGTGGCACAGAATAGTAATCCTTTATTGTAAATTCAGTTCCTATCTCTTTGAGGTCTAAAGCTCCTAATTTTAATTCTTTAATTTGAACCCACTTTTCACCGACATTTCCGTATATATTAATCACCTCTTTTCCGATTGAAAGGTTTGTTTTATTCCTCGTCTTCATCAATAAGTTCCAACCATGATTCAAAATCGTAAAGACCGCCAAGACATGCGTTAAATCCGTCACATCCATCATTTTTATCTGATGCATTTAAAACATATTCAGATGCCTTACCAGCATCAAAATAGAATCTGTTATCTGGGAGTTTATTTTTATGTGACATAATTTCATTCTCTAATACATTAGTATCTTCTTCACAAAACATTTCTCGTGCTTTATTATGATCTCCCACATAATTTAAACTGTGTGCAAATGCTTGTAATGCTTTTTTATAATAAAGGCTCGGACATCCCATTTAAAAATCACCTCTTTTCATTAAATCGGAAACGTCCACGCCACATAATCTTGATGTTGGTAAAGTAACAACTTCACCGTTTCCCATTACAATAACTGCCTTTATTTCAAAAATACTCTTTACTGTATCTACCCAGATTCCTGACTTCATTTCACATTCATTGCATCGTGGTACTGAATTACAGGATTGTGCAAATTCTTCGCAACACCTACAATGATTAATATCTGGTTTTATTTTGACTTCTATGTTTATTTGGAATCACCCTTTCTCCATATGAAAATCATTTATTAACTTATTCATATTCGTAACGCAGTAAGTACACAAAGTAATCGTTCCTGCATTAGACTTGTAATTATATCCGTGAATCACATGATCTTTATTTGCTAAAATAGTTCTTCCACAGGCACAACACTTTCCTTTTCTGATTAGTTGCCTATACTCATAATCCGTATCATTCATTTAAATTCTCCAATCAAACGTTACTTTCATCTGTTTTATAATTTGTTGATAAGATACTCTGCAAGATCAGTTGTTGTTTCTTCTGTAAATTCTTCAAAGTCTTCCATTGTCATAGTTCCATATGAGAATGCTGACTTGTCTCTTGTAAGGTTGTAGGCGTATGTATCTGTGTAAATGCTGAAATAGTCATTCAGGACTGATACTAGATTATCCTTATCCATTGCCGTTTCATATTCCAACAATCTACTTGCCAGCGAAGCAATAATACCTATCTCATATTTATCTATTCTATATATTGAATATCCATACTCGTCTAAGACATCAATTGATCCATCTTCGTTCTTTTCTAACATTTTCTTCATCAATAAACCCTCTCATTCATGGGTATTATTTTCCATATATCTGATCAATAAATCAAAAGCAGCATCATCTACTGTGGCATCTTCTGAAATCTTAGTATCAAACTTCTTGAAATTATGTGGTTCAGCAATCTTATCTTTTAGCATACAGAATATTCTAAAATATTCTTTCGCCATATCTCCAAATTCCATATGATAAAATCTACCATAATACAAGGTGTTACCAGATTTGTCAGAAATCAATAACTCAGGTGTTCCACAATAATTCCGTATACTTACACAACTTTCTCTTTTCCAGTTTCCATCTGTTGATTCAGAAGATGGAATAAATCTTCCGTACAGGTTAAAATCATCACCGCTACAACCAAGAGGAGCAATGTGATTAATTCCACTTTTCAAACCAACCGCCATTACGGTCTTAAAATCTTCTAATGTAATATCATTTAAATCTTCTTTTATAAAAGCATAATTATATGCCATAATATACCTCAATGTCCTTCCTTTGAAATCGTCATTTTAGTGCTTTTTGTAACTCCACATAAAGTAACCTTGTTCTCCAATTTGGTCACACATATCACAAGTATGAGGCACTTCTTTCTGTTGGTATTCACAAGTTTTACAACCAATCGGAACTGCTTTAAATCCTAACATCCTTCCACTCTCGTACTTTATTCCAGTAATAAAATATTCTTTACTATCTATAAACACTGATGCTTCTTGATTCTGTGTTACCCTTATCGGCTGTTTGCCTAATTTTTCCCAAATCTTTAAATATTTCATGAATCCTCCAATAAATTCATTCTTTCATAAACTATACGTAACTAAACTTATTTAACCATTCTTCAACAGGTTTCTTTTTTACCTCACCGCTAATATTGCCTTTTGTTCTACCTTTTGATAGTAAATATGTATTTTTTGCGCCTTCCATTTGCGAGCCTTCAGATATGTAGATTGGTACATTATTCCAAATCTGTCTTTCTAATTCATAAATGTCGAAATCCTCTTTATAACCGGTAGTATTCATATAAGGTGGATCGCAATATATGATGATATCTTTATTCCCTGATTCCCATTCTTCGTCGAGACGACTAATTGTTTTAAATATATCCTCCTGAGATGCAACTATAATTCCTGACAACTGATTCACAATTTCAAATACTCTTAAATATAATGTTTCTTTCATCGGCATCATTGGATTTACTGGACTTTTTCTGTTACTAGTTTCAGTAGGCAACCAATAATTCCTAAATGAATTGTTCTTCCATCTACCATCTTCAATCCAAATTTGTTTAGAACCAAAAGCTCCCGCTTGTAATAATAAATAGTGATATACCATCATTTCTTTATTTACTGGCTCATTGCTCAATTTTTTTAAATAGGATTGTATATTTTCAAGAGTAGGAAGTTTATCTATTTCTCTTTTAAAAATTCCCAAATCGAATTTATCTCTCGCAATTGCTTCCCAAAATGCACCAAAGCATCCACTATCAATCATTACGATATTATTGGGATTAAATCCCCTATTGAGAAGTTCTATGGTGACAGATCCGCTTCCACAACATAAATCATAAAATTTTGTTTTATCTGTAATATTATTTTCTTTATAGAAAATATCTACTATTTGTTTTGCTAACCTTTGCTTACCGCCTTGATAGCTACAGGGTGTTTCTAATTTTCTCAATATTTTTATAGGAGGAACCCAGGTTTATCGTGCGCACAAACTCGTTCTCCTTTCTACTTACTTTGAAATTTTCATTTTATTGCTATTTTAACTTAGTAAGTAAATATGTAACCGTATCTACATTCCACCCGTTTCCAATTGCTTTCTTTGCCAAAACATCACTAACGGAACTGGTATAGCCAACAGGGAGTGTTTGAAGTTTTTCAAGTTCCGACATTGTAAAATATCTAATAACTCCATTATGTAATACACATATGTTGCAAGCACAGTCTAGTGTAGATGACTTCTGTTTAATAACTCTTCCGCGCCTAGTCTTGCTTGTTGGAAACGATAGATTAATACCATCTCCATTTTCAGCTATAATATATCCTTGCTTTGTAGCTTGTCTTATTCTTACTTCACCTTCTATCAAAGATACAAGATTCCTACTTTGCTCAGAAATTTGTGGATCAAATAACAACCCTCCCACATTTATGTACCCAGATGTATCAACGTTATCAAGAATGTTTGATAATATAATTCCTTTATCTTCTGGTGGTTCAATGTCCCAATTAAACCAATACATTCTTAATCTATACTGTGCAGATAGTATTTTGCTGTTTAACTCAACTGCCCCGACCCCAAGATATTCTGATATAGTATCAATCCATTCTTTCTTCATCCAAACATTCTCTAATAAGAATTTTACATTTGGTTTTTTTGCTTTTATTCTTTTTAAAATATCTACATATGTAAAAAACAATTTACTACGAGGATCATCAAAATTTAACCCCTTACCATTTCTACTAAATCCTTGACATGGACTTCCTCCAATAACTAAATCAATCTCTGGTAAATTCCACATATCAAATTCTTCCACATTTCCAAGTCGAATAATATCATTATGATTTGCGGAAGAAATTGCAATTGCATTATCATCTATTTCGCTTGAGTAATAATTATCAACTTTAATACCAGCTCTATCTAAAGCAAGCTTTCCGCAACTTATGCCATCAAATAAACTTAAAACATTTAATCCTTTATTGCTCAAATTACCCTATATACAGGGAATGCGCATCCTCTTATAACCGGTATGTACTGTTTTCCTTTCTTAATTTTTCATATACTAATTAAACCGGTGTTCGCGACCACCAGATAAAAGCGGAGTTTCATTTCTATTTATTCTTGAATTTTTACGTGTAGTGTCTGTATTATCAAAATAACAATCTGCCAAATTGTTATTCTGTTTTATAAATAAGATTAAATTATCCTGAAGATTGTTGCCACACTGGCACCTTGTTCATAGCATATTGGACTCGAACCAATCTCTATACACCATGCACCCACATGAAATACCCGTTCTAAGATATCTTCAAACACTTTTGTCCATTTCCATCATAAACATACACATCTTTGTGATATCTTTCATAATCAAATGCATCTAAAAACTCTTTACTTACTACGCTAAATCCAGAAACAGTCGGATGTATCCCCTGTATTATTTCCCCGTTTAATTCAAAGTTATCTGATGTGGCGATCAAAAGCATGTTGTCGTCTAATTCCTTAATAAACTCTTTAAGTTTTCCTACTGTATCTAAATACATATAACTCCTTTCTCCCGAAGAAATCGGGCTTTTATATGTTAATATAAAACTGTGTGTTACACTACTGTTCAATTGCGTTATAAAAATTGACATCAATAAAATAATGGTATATAATGGAAATTACCAGTGTTGTATAGCAGATTTACTCCCATTTGGTTCGTTATAGTTGACGAATGGTACTCCTGATGTTATGGAGTAATATTAAAAGGGGCACTCACGGCACACAGAGAGCGTCGTGACTCTCCTTTAGAACACCAAGAATAGTGAGGTAGTGCGGCGACTCATCGTGTACTGGATACATAAGTTTTATTAATCTGTGCAGGTGTGGTTGAGATATGGACGCTTTCCTTCATTTTTTTTGGGAGAAAAATTGTGCTGGTGTGAAAAGATGCACGCTATAGTATCTCTTTGTTATTAATGGAATTGGGAGACTCCACTTCGGAGCCAATAATAACAAGGAGGTGATAATTATGAAAAGGAAAACGGATGAACCTAGTAATGTCACTGTAAATATCAATATCTTTAGCAACATTACGCTTGATGGAAAGTCTTTAACCTGTATCATTGTAGCTTTAATTTCTTTTGCACTGGTTGCGTCTATTTGTAATCCTAATGTTCGTGCTGAAATTATCCGTTTCTTAATCAGCATGGCAAGTGATTGCTAATCACCAGCATTTATTTGAAAAGAGTGAAATTTATGGTATATTCAACAAACCCAAATCTTTATAGACAGTCATCAAAGGCCTATGTTATCAAACTGCTTAAAATCCCCACTAAAGACTATTTAAAACAAAACTATATAGCTCAAAATATCAGTCCGTATATTGCGACTAAACCAAAACCTCGTTTAATTGAAGCTCCTTCATATTCTCTGAAACTTATTCAAAGAATTATTAAAAAGGAGCTTAGTAAAATTGAGGTTCCTTATAATATATTCTCTGGTATAAAGGGTAAATCATATATTGATAATGCAAAAATACATAAAGATAATCAATATCTTTTTAAAATTGACTTATCGGCTTTTTTCCCATGTATTACCCGTGAAACAGTTTATAATTTCTTTTACAATGATTTGATGATGACCCCAGATATAGCAAAAATTTTTACTAACCTTACAACTGTAGACTTGACACTATGTAAAATAAAAGACCTTGAATCTGTCGAAAAATTCATACAAACTAAAGGAATAAAAACATCAAATCACCTGATTTCCGGATCACCTTCTAGCCAAATATTATCTTACCTTGTCAATCACAACATGTTTGATGAAATACAATATTTTTGCGATTGTAATGGAATAACTATGTCTGTATACGTCGATGATGTGACATTTTCTTCTCGTAATAGAATTTCTCATAAGCAAAAGGAAATAATCTATAATATTATTTCAAAGTATATTTACAAACTATCTCGTAGCAAGATAAAATATTACACTAGTAGATGTCCTAAGTCTGTAACTGGAGCAATCATTACCCCAGATGGTGAATTAAGAATTCCAAACCACCTTAGCTTAAAGGTAGTTAATGAGTTAAGTTACTATAAGAGAAATCTGGATGATACCGATTCATTAAAACGTCTTAGAGGTCTTGTAATAGCCTCTAGGCAATGTGAGCCAAAGAAATTTGAGAGCATTAGTGCTCTTATTTGTGATTCCAACAAATCTTAATTGTACTTATTTTACTATTGAAACCACTGTTTCAATTCTTTTTGTATTTTTCAGGCAACTCCATCCAAGCAATAGGTTTCATACCGGTTACAGTAGAATTTCTTGCAGTTATACACTTAACCCCTCCATAGGTTGTAATGTATCCGATATACATGTGTCCATCACGCTCTGCCTGGAATAATACTGGCTCTGCTACCTTTGGTTTCTCATCTTTGAATAAAGTCCAATTATCATTCATCTTGGTTTCCATCCTTCAAACTCCAATACCAATCTTTCTCGTCTAAACTGTCCCTGTCTGATTTATAATCCACTTCATATTCCGTCACTTCTTTAACTTCGTAAATATACTCGTTACCACCAATAAAGTGAGATGCCCCATAAATATCTTTTACAAACTTTTCGTTCATAAAGTCCAATGCGATGTCGATAGACTCAAATTTATAATTTTCGAAATCATCTTCGTATCGAAGATCTTGCGTTTTTACAAGAAAGTAACTCTCTCCCTTTATAATCTTCATAATTCATTTCTCCAATCTCAAATAAAAAATATGTTTTATTTGAAAATTACTTATCTAATTCTTAAGCTTTCTCCCTGTGGATCTAAATGTGCAAATTCACAATTTATGGAACCGTCCTGTCCTTCAAATCCATTCTCTTTCAAGTATTCTCTAATAGAATCTCCGTCAATAGCGTCAGGCTGCTCAATTCTATACTCTTTGGGAACTTTTTCTACATCAACGTCAATGACTAATTTTCTCTTTCCGCCATTCTTCTGAATGTTGAATGAGAACAAGTCAGTTGTGAATTTCTTCTTTCCTGTAACCCTCATGCACATTTCAAGATTCTGTTTTAACCATTTAATTCTATTTTCTAATAGCTTTTTTCGACTATTCAAGCGTTCCGACTCAGTATCCAAGCCCTTTATATTTGTTTCTAACGATTTGATGATTTTGGCATACCCATCGGCTTTTTCTTCAATTTCAAAATCAATTCCTTCAAGAGTGTCCATTATCATCTGTTCGTCACATTCTGCATCTTCCAACATATCCATTAATTCTAAAAACTGACCCGTTAATTCATATAATTTCAATACAAAATCCTCCTATGCTATTTTTTCTTCTTTTTCTTTTAATCTGGATTTATTTTCAAGTAACATATCTCGTAAAAATGTCTGTTTAGTTTTAACCTCTTTTGTTTGAATAGCTTTTGATACTGCGAAGTTATTTCCAACAAGAATGCAATATTTTTTTGCCCTGGTTAACGCTGTATACAATAATTCTGAATTATTCATTATGAAACTACTACTGTCCATGCCTACGATTGTTGAAGTGAATCCACTACCTTGCATTTTATGTACCGTACAGGCATACGCTAATTCTAAATTTTTCGAATCACCTTTACTAAATACAATTTCTCCTATTCCAACGAAATCAATAATGCAATATCCATCATCACCAATTTCTTTAATAATTCCAATATTTCCGTTAAAGACAGGAGTGTTATCGCCATTAGAGTTAATGCATTTGTAGTTATTCTTAGTATTTAAGACTTTATCTCCCACTCGTATTAAATACTTTTTTACATTTTCCTTCTTCTTTTCTAAAAGAATTTCGATCTCATTACCATCATTAAACTTAGGATTATAGATATCCTGAATTTTAGTGTTAATGTTATAACAGGACAATTCTCCCTTTAATCTCATTGGAACACAAACCTGAACTTCCATGATGTCTTTATATTTCTCCATCTCGCACTGAAAATGTCTTATAATACTATTCGGGAGAGATTCCTTATTTCCGGTAATATCAAGTTCCATATCCTTTAACTCACCCAAAACTACATTTCCATCAAAGCTGTTTGTAAAAATTTGCTCCTGAGATGCTACTTTGATAGATGTAGGAATAATCCCACTCATGAGAGCTTGTCTATGTGGTTTAGTTAACTTCACAACCGGTAATACATCGCTATCCAAAATATCAGCAAACACTTGACAATTTCCAATAGGTGTCAACTGCTGAACGTCACCCATGATAATAACCTTTGCTCCTGATGGAATTGCTTCTAATAAAGATAAGAATAATGTTCCGTTGATCATAGTAGCCTCATCTATAAGTACAATATCCACCGCTAATTTATTTAGCTTATTAAACATGAACTGACCATTTTGATAACCTAATGCTCTATGAATCGTACTTGCTGGAAGTCCGGTAGCTTCTGTAATACGCACACTTGCCTTTCCAGATAATGCGCAAGCCAGGATATTGTAATTATCATATAATGAACATATTCCATTAGCAGTAGAAGTTTTACCTGCACCAGCCAATCCAGTAAGTGCCATTACATGATTATCAAGACTTAATTTAATTGCAGATCTCTGTTCATTTGTAAATATAAATCCCTGTTCATCTTCTACTCTGCTTACAATGCTTTCCCAATTTCCAATATTGAATGACTTCGGGATATAATCCATATGTAATTCGGACTTAGGAACAATTGTGTCGTATTCATCATCTTCCGCTTCAATGATCTCAACCTTACCTATCTGCAATCTGATTAGTTCTGACATAATTCTATTCTCTAAATCATAGAATTTCTTTAAAGCAATTTTAGTACCATTATCCAAAACAACTACATCATTATTTTCGATCATTAACTTTGCTGTTGAATTTACAACTTCCTCAGGAACAAAACCAAGAGTATCGTACAAGGCTTTCATTAGTTCCTGGTAATTAAGATAACTCTTTCCTAGCTCACCCTGTTCATTTAGATGATGTAATAAAAATCCTTTAATTCTACGAATATCAAACTGCCCAACACCCACTTTACATGCCACTTCATCAGCTTTTTTAAAACCTACACCCTCTACCCTAACAAGGTCATACGGATTATTTCTTACAACGTCAATTACCGTGTCTGGTGAATTATAGAAATCAACAAGCTTCTTGCTAAACGTATGAGTTAAACCTAGTTGTCCCAATTCCATGTAAATTGCACTATAGTCTTTGGATTCCTCAAATTCGTCAATCATTTTCAAAGCAACTTGATTTCCGATTCCTTTAATTTTCATCAAAGATTTAACATCTCTATCCTCTAAAAGTTTAATTACATCATCATATTCTTCAAATAGCTTATCTACTAAATTCTCGTTTAGTACATTCTTCAAAAACTCTTTCTGTTTATCCTTACTTGATATATCAATACATTTGCTTATATATACAATTTCATAGGTATTACCATACTGTTCATGTACATCTGCTAATTTACAAAAAACCTTATAAGTTGTTCCAAACTCCAAGCTACACGTATTTCCCTTTAATTTAATTTGATCCATTTCCTCACTACAGTTTTCTAATGCTTTAGTGATATTAGCTCGAAATATTGCGAATTCATTAGATTCCACTTTTTTCACATACTTAGGAAATATGATCCAATCCAGAGTACATTCGAATTTCAAAATTTTCTCTTCGTCCATTAACAAACCTCACTTTCTGGTATAAGAGATTTTCCATTTTCATAATTTCTAAAAACAAGATCGTATTGTGTAATCACCTCATCTTCTCTAGTAATATCAGCAGCTATTATGTTTAATCCCTCATCATCTTTTCCAATAATTTTTTTACCAAATTCTTTTTCTGTTTTAATTACATCAATGATATCTCCATCTTGTAGCGGTAGAATTTTAAATACATCTTTTCTGACCTTCTGATACTTTATTTCTCCATTATTCATGTTATAAATAATAATATTTGGAGATACTACATTTCTTGTATTTAGTACAAACCATCTATTCGTTGATAAAGATTCATCGCGGTATCTAACCTCATTGAATTTTGAAACCTGCATTTCCATAATCTCATATGGATTAATATGAGTATTCTTCAACGTGTCAAATATTAATTGCAATGCTTTTTTGTAATCTAAATTGTTATAAGACTTACCTGATTTAGATAATTCTGAGCATTGAATAATTATTTGCTTTATTGCATTATCTGTAATCTTCTTATCGAGTGTTGTGACAGTTATTTTTTCTTTCCCGTACAACACTGTAAAATAATCTCTAAATGTTAACAATTTCTGAGTCTTTCCATACACAGAGCAACAATCAGCTATCAGATAACCTTCTAAAACTTTTTTTGTGATTCCATGTGAATTACACTTTTCTAAAAATTCATAGAGGTTTTTGCTGTTACACATAAAATCAAATAGGACATTTGGTGTTTCATCTATTTTAACTTCTTCTTTCGTTAGGAATTGCTTTATTCTATCATTAGCGGCATCTATATAATATTGAAGATCCAAGTAGTCAGGGACAGTTACCCCTTGAATATCATCATTATTGATAAAACACTTATCTGGTGTATACGAAACTTTCTCATAACTCTTCTTACCCTTTTCAATCTTAACTTTATAAATTCCTTTATCATCTGGTCTAATAGAAGCAAAAACTCGATGCACCTTTTCTTTTAAAGGTATTCCATCTTCCACCATGATTTTATCTTTACCATCAACTTTTACTTTTTTGCCTTCACCATATACAACACCCTTATATAAATTAGTTAGTTTAATAACTTTCTGAAATTCTATTAATTCAGTAGCACTTCTAATAGTTTGTTCAACCGGAATATCGTGAACAAAATAATTAACTACCGCTTTGTTTAAAATTGGCAAATCGTTATCAATAGAAGATAATTTCTTGACGTATGCTCCTTTACACTTATAATGTCCATCATCTAAGTCAATCAATAAATAATTGTTTACGTCCTTTTGCACTAATCGACCATGTTCGTAAACATCAAATTCCAAGTCGAGTTTAGTTCTTGTTTCCCATACTTTTGCAATAGACTTCACTTTATCTACATCTGCCAATGTATTTACCCTTACGTAGATTCCATCTGTATTAATTTGCAAAATTTCACATAAGTCCTCTAATCTCGCAGCTAATTCAGTAAGATAGAGTTGTCCAGCAATACAAACGTTATTACTTTGAACTGGGTCGTAACAGGCAGAATTAATATCTTTTAATATCCCATACGCACTATTAATAACAATTTTCAAAGGCTTCTGGCGACTATCTTTTGCCTTTTTTAGTTCTAATCTTCTATCCCTCATATTTTCAAAGTCTTTAGGATTTTTGAGTTTCCTACTGGCAAACCCCTCATTTATCATTAATGAAGGATACAAACTTGCTACATCCATTGTCACTAAAATGCCTTCAAATATTTCATTATCTTTACTTCCATGTAATCCGCCATACCCATATACACAAGGTACTCCTCCTACTACGGTAACTAACTGTCTGGTACTGTTACTCACAACTTCTGTTTTTAGAGGTAATTTATAACTTTTATTTTCTGGCTTGTTGTACCAATCTATAATATATTGATATTTACCTGGCATTTTTAGATTTTTGGGTATGGTAATATCAAATTCATCATCGAGTGTATGTTGATCCACTGCTCCTAGAATAGAAGCAGCTAATTGTGCCTTTGTTTTATTAAACATTTCCATGTCTAATTCAAACATAGAAATCATATCTAACTGAGCTTCAAAGTCATCCATCGTGGCATCTAAAACACGTAACGTTTCCTTCACATCGTGAATATTATAAGCAATAATTTGTTCAATTTCTTCTTCAGATAGTAATCGGTCAATATCAAAAGGTACATCTGTTTCTTTAATCATATCTCCCATATAGGCTTCCAACTGTTTAAGAGAGCGATCTTTTAAAATCACATCATAATTATTAAGATGATACTTTTTTGCATTTCTGACAATTTGATAACCTTTTTTTCCAAATTCCACTAATTGATCATTTATGTATGATGGATTCATACCATCTAAAATACCTTTAAATAAAAATTGATCATATTGTCGACTGTTATATCCGACATATATTGCGTCACGATGGTGGTTGAAAAATTCAATTAATTGATTTCTATCATTAATAATTGTTATAGTTTTATCTCTTTGTTCCTTATTTATTAGTGTCAAGCACCACCAATTGATCTTTGAATAGCACTCAAAGTCGTATCCGTATATCTCTCTATCTAACAAATAACTCCTCCTTATTAACCGAATCCAAACCCCTGTACCTTGTTACTTTTTCTATACAACCAGTCTTCTACTAAAACCTGTGCCATTTTTCCACTTTTATTATCTATTGAAAATCTGCCGATAATATCAAATTCAATGTTTTCTCCAATAGCTATTAATTCCTTATAATCTGAACTCAAAGAACTTCCTTTTGTTTGCTTTGTAAATTTTATATTGTGATACTCAAACTCAATTTTATTCTGTTTACTACCAAGTAAATTTAAATAGTATATATTACATGGTACATTTTTAATTAGGAAAATAGGTTCACTGACTGAGTTCCCCCATATGTCATCATGTTTTGCCACATTCCTAATTATTTGATCGTGTATGACATCAGCTTCATATATTCCGTAGATGTGATATGTAGGTTCATCTATTCTTTTCATAGTAGAAAGAATTTCAAATAACTTATTTGTATTTTCAAAAGTAATTTGGCATCCAAATGCTCCTGGGTGGCCATCAACCTTATTAAATAACTTTGTTTCTTTACACCATTGGTTAAAATCTAGTATTTCACATTTGTCATACCCTCTACCACTACCTTTGCAAATGTCACCTTTTCTTCTCATTAGTAAACATGGTCTCTGATATTGATCTGCTAATTTATTAGCGATTAATCCAGTGGAATTACTATCTACTTTATCTTCAGCGTTGCATATCAAAATAGGTAGCTTGTCTAATCCATATAAATTGATACTTTCAGATAAAACACCTGCACTCTCCTCTGTAAGTTTCTTTTGCTTTCTGTTAGTAGACTGGCAAGCCCTCAACGTGTATTCTTGAATGCTCATCAGTACCATTCCTTTTCCTGGTACTTTTCTTTCAAGACATTTATCAGAATTACACATTGCCTCAAACAAAATGCTCTTATCCTCATAAGTTCCTAATCTAATCATAGAGTTTATTAAAGGACATATGTAAAATCCTACACTATTCAATGTTACTTTATTATTCATAGCATACATTTGAGCTTCCACTAATGTTCTTATCAGCTTATTCTTTCCAGTCATATTTCTCATAAGTTTCAGACCTTCGTTAATCAAATACCTGGTCTGTAAATTTAGAACATCTGCTCGATCACCTATCATGCCGAGCGCAACTAAATCCAGGTAATCATCTGCATAATCTACTTTAAAATGCTTATCAAGTAATTTAGTGAATTTATATGTTATACCTACTCCTGTCATTGCCTTGTCTGATACTCTAGGAGATAATTGATTATTTACAACTATTGCCGGATTATCTCTCCCTTCTTTAATTGGGTGATGATCCAGTATTATTACATCTTTCCCCATGTCAATTAACTTTTTACATTCCTTTAAATCACCACTTCCAGCGTCAGGTACGATGACAAGTTTGCTATTTGTTGATGAAATTACATCAATCTTGTCTTGTAGTCCATGAATTTTACCCTCATGAATAAAACAATTAATTTTAACTTTAGGATTTATTCTTTTTGTATACAAATAAATATCCGACGCAGAAGTATAGCCGTCAACATCACAATCTACAAGAAGGTCTATCTCATCATTATTTACAATGTGCCGTACATAAACATCTCTAGCCAACTCAATGTTATCAAGCAATAATTCACACTCAATATTGTCTAATGTAGGATTAAGAAAGGAAGATAAGTCTTTTATTCCTTTCAATCTTAATATATCTTCCAATTCGTTTCCAAAACGAATATTACCCAATAACTTATATCTAAAACTCAATTAATCATCTCCTTTCTAATCATTCGTTCCCACATAAATCTTATTCTCCATCAGTTTAAGTAAAATGTCTTTTCCTTTGTCAGTAGGAGAATCCTTGTAGTCCAACATGTCAGTTGTGTCCCAAATTACAGAAACCGAAAAATACGAACTTAATTTGTTTATTATTTTATCTTTTATATGTTTTGCCCATTTTTTACATTCTTCTGAATCCAAAGTCTTATATTGCTTATCTAAAGCGATAATTACTTCTCTAACACCAAGCATTAACAACATACTTTTTTGATAATCGGTCAAATTACTTCCACACAACGCTACCGTAAAATTATCATCTCCAAACATAGTATCTGTTTGAAAAACTGATTTTTCAGCTTCTACTAACATGATTTTTCTTTTTCGCTGAATCGTCTTCATATTATGATTTAGTCCAAAAAGATTTTGTCCAAGCGAATGATTATAAAACCTCCTACCTACTTTAAATGGAGTATATTTTCCAAACAACTCAATATCTTCATCAACTAGTGACCTACCTCTAACTCCTATAAGTTGATTATTTATATCAAAGTGAGGAATAATTATCTTTTGCTGCCATGTCGAATACAGCACATTGTACTTCTCCATAGTTTCAATAGATATTCCTTCTGTCACCCAATCTTTTGAATACATTTTTTGAAAGATATTCAATATGTTTTTATCATATGGAACAAGTGACTTCGTTTCTAATTCCTTCTTCGTGTTCTTTTTATACTTTCGAATAAATTCCCAATCAGAAATTTGTTCCTGCTTGCCGAATCCATATTCACAATTATCAATGTTTAATTTAATGCAAATCCAATTGATTACTTTTTGAAATTCTTCCTGTTCGTACCCCTTATATCCCATAACTACATCAAAAATATCCATTTGCCCACATTCCGTATAGCAATGGAATAACTTCGAGTCTTTGTGATAATAAAGTTTAGGTTTTGTTCCATGATGACATATGGTGTTTGTTATCCACATGTCATCATCCTCATAATAGAAAGTTGCCCCCATTTTCAAAAGTAATTTTCTTATGTCTTCATCAGATAACTTTTCTTTAATCTCCTGGGCGGTCATTTATACCTCCCTATTTCGATAATTTTGTAGCTAAATCGGTACCTGATACATCAGAATTATCAGTCTCTATAATTCCAACATTACCCACATCGTCTAATTCAAAATCAATTACGGTTCTTTCGATATCAGTAATCAATTCAAAATTGTAATCGGTTACAAAACAGTCCACCTCTCGCATGGTACCTAAATTTATCTTTGTCCACACAATAATAGATTTCCATTTTCCACCACGATTTTTAAATATGTAATATGACATATTGGGTACTAGTGTCCCAAATCTACCTTCTGATTCTAAGATTGGTTTTAATTTTTTTATGTCCTTATGTGTCACTGGTAGTGCTAAAATACCACCATCAGCCTTTTCTATGATAGCTTTGGAACCCTTTAATGCACCGGCATCTTTATTTGCATCATCTTTATAGGAATCGTTCAACTGAGTAGATGAACCTAGAAAAATGTTGTATTTATTACATACGAGTTTTAATGAATTGCTAAATAAAAATAGTATCTGATCCGTTCTTAATCTTGACTTTGTTTTTTCATAATAGTAAGCATATAAAGATGGTGAATCATTGATATAATCGAAAAAGCAAGCAATTATATTGAAATTTATTACATACTTTTCAATGGTTTCACTTATAGTATCAATCGTAAAATCTGGCATGTATTCGCCATATAACAATGATTCTGCTACATATTCAGCGGCAAGACGTAACACACATTCTTCTTCTTCGCCTATATCTCTCCATTCTTCAATTCTATCTTGCTCAATACCGCTTATGTGAGCAAGTAAACAATCTTGAATCTCTTCCTTTGTCAACTCAGTAGAAATAAATAGAACTGGCTGTTTCTGTCCAGTTGGTTTCCACTCATGCTTATTCCAGTCATAGATTCTATCACAAGCCATATTACATGCGTCTGCCATAGCATTTCTACTTTTTGACCCACCTGATATAGAACTTCTAATAATGAATTTTTTCTCTCGCATTCCCTTGAAAATAGTAGTGAGATATCCTGATTGAAAAGGATAACCGTAAACATTTTCTTGTCGCTTATGTTCCTCTAATCTGCTTTTTATACCATCACCGACATGAAAAGAAAAATTATCACCAAATGCATTTTTCCATAATGATTTAAAATCCAAAAATCTATTATTGATTGCATTAAGTACGTCATTACTTGTAAGATTATTAAATTCTTCCATTTTGATGTCATCAGTCTCATCATAAATAAAACCAACATCTATTTTTAATGATTCAGATGCATTTCTGACAATAGAGTATTTTCTTACATCATCATAATATCTTCCCACATTTACCAATTTGTCAGTGGCCATATTAATAGCTTCTTCTATATATTCCCAACCATTATTATTTTTCCACAACAATGACGCTGATTCAAAAAATGACACCTCATTTTCTATATCTAGAGATGTAATTTTCTCTACGTTTCCCTTTTTTGCAATATTGGCTATTGCGCCCCATATCATTTTGTGAAAGTTTTCAGGATAATCATTTTCATTTGTAGATAACTTTTCATCTAATATCAATCTAGGATTTATACAATAACAACCGAATAATAAGAAAATTGCTTTTTTGTCTACTTGTTGATTAAAAACTATTTATCTCACCTCCATTCAATATTTTTCTAAATTTATTAACGAAACGCTATTGTTCTTCTTAGAACTTGACTGCTTTATTCTCTTAGTAATAACATTTGTGTTTTCCAATTTTGCAACTTGATTTTTTAATCGTTCTTGTTGTTCGTAGTATTCTCTAGCTTCATCATAGTAATATTTTATCAGCCCCATACCGTATTTCTTATCAAGAGTTTTATTTAAAATCTCTTTACAGTACCACAATGTATAAGTCATAGCAGCATAGGAATAATTAAACTCATCCTTAAATTCCTTAATCTGTTTAAACATAATTCCAGTCGGCTTATCCAACTCAAAATTCATGCATATAAATTCTATTAGATTTTTATATTCTTCTGAATATCTTTTTATGGACGCATAACAGTCAGAACAATATGATTTTGAATTATGTATAACCTTTTCTCCAGGTTGAAGTGGTTTGCCACACCCTTTACATGTCGCTAGTCTTGCCATATTCACCACCCTATTTAAAAAGCGAGGAGGATTAATCCTCCCCATCATTATTTGACTGCAAATTTGTCTACTAATTCCTGAAGCTCCATGACAATTACTTTTGTAAGATCAATCTGACTATCTCTTAATGAATCAAACATTTTTACGTTACCGTTGTCATCTAATCCAAGGTTCTTTTGTAAAACAGCAGTAGCTTCAGCAGCATGTCCATTTGAGAATAACAAACTACCTAATTCAACCCCTTTAGCTTTGACCTCTTCGAAGTTCTCCACCACAGTTTTCTTATCAATAGTCTTTTCTTTAGTCGTAAAGTCACCACCAAGATCCTCTACTGCTTTTGTCCATACTGACTTTAATTCTTTTACATTAATCTTTTCAGGTAATCCAAAAGTATCTTTTAAATCAGGATATTTGTCATTCTTCTTAAATGTGATGTATCTTTCACCTTTGTTGTCTGCAAACATATAGCCCACTAAATAAGCTGATTCTCTACAATAGGAAAATGTATTCTTGTTAAGTTTCAATGTGTCGCTTTCTTTCTTAGTGTCAAAATCTTTACTGTGAGAAGACTGAGCAATTGAATGAACCGTATAACCCAAGCTCTGAATGACACCAATGTTTCTCAAAGCACTTTTAAAACGGAGTGATCCTTCACCAAACCCACCTACATCTTTAAGAATCTCAGCATCCCTATTTTCAAGAACATATCTTTCACAAAATTCTTCATATTTGTCAAGTGTATCGACGATAATACATGAAAACTTTTCTCTGAATGTTGGATTTCTCAACTGACCAATGACTGACTTAAAATCGGACATCGTATCAATTTTAACTGCCATAATGCCTGGAATATTCTGATATCTATCTTCAAATTCCAAGAAGAACGGTTCTTTTTCGGGTGCCAATTCCTTTAAGAATTTCATCATAGTAGTCGTTTTACCAACACCAGTGTCTCCCATCCAAATCATTGAATACTGATTCAAATTAACAGAGACCTTATTTGGTGTTAAATCATTTAAATTTATATACATATAGGTGTAAATCTCCTTTAACTTCTTTAATTATATTTGTTTTGTTTCCTATCTGGAAAAGTCCAGATAGGGTTAATATGTGTTACTGATTGCGTTAACGTTGAGCAAATGGATTGTATGTAGTCTGAGGAGCTGGTGTAGACGTATCAGGCTTGAAAGGTGATTCTTCCTGCCTTGACTGGCCACTAGCAACTTCAGCGATAGTGGCTTTTCTCTTTGCTCTTAATGCATCAACAATTTCCTGGGTAAGTTCATGCTCAAAAATTGTGGTTGGCATAGTCCCAGATTTAATTTCATTCTTACGTACATATGTTTTAACCAAGTGCTTAATATCATCACCGAAAGCAACCTTTTCAATTTGTTCTTCTGTTTCAACAGAATTAATAACCGTTCCAACAAATTTGGTATAACAACCATCATAATAACCTGCACTTCTGAATGGAGCAGCCATAGATTTGTCAACTGTCATTTTAATTGGAATTAAATGATCGGCTGTATACACTGCATCTTTTCCGAACCCGTCAGCAGTCTGACCGATTCCCATCATATTCACAATCAAATTACCAGTAGGAACATCTTTTATAATCTCATCTTTGATTGACTCTACCACTCCTTCAACTTCAAACTTTGATTCTAATACTGTCGAATCATAATCTTTTGGTTCAATTTTATTAATGAATCTAGCTGAAATTCTATTAGTTGATACTACTCTTCCATCATTTCCTTTAAAATCATTTACTCTAAATGAACCATCTGTAATGGATACAATCGCCGGTCTCTCCCCTTCTGAACAGTGTTCGATATCCTTGAGATTTTCTTTCGCATCACTGTACTGCTTATAGAAATAACTTTCTTCTGACGTGAAATTTTTGTTCTCATCTTTCTTGAACTTATAGGCGAATAAATTAATTTCATGCTCACTACCATCGGAGGTTCTTAATACAAGACTTCCACCGATTGCGTCTTCTCCCTTTTTAGTCTGAAATTCTTCAATATTGTTTTTTACCAACTCACCTGTTACCGTTACTACATTTTTTAATTCTTTCATTAAATAAATTACCTCCGTTAAAATAAATTTTTGTATGTTAAATATGTAAAAATATAAAACAATCTATAATATCAACGCCTGTCTACAAGCGGAACATAGAAACTCACTCTATATGAACATCTATGTCAAAACAGCTATTTATGGGCGAACTTTCCCAAGGGTGAGCTATTTCAGCACCCGTACAGATATTCTCTGTTCAGTTTTAAAATATTTGGGAATTTTGTTTACCAGAATTTATGTTATGTGTTGTCTACCTCACCAGTCGCCAAACCGATATGATAGGGTGTTACTTACCTACGAACTCATGAATTTTCTTATGTAATATTTTTGAACACTCTGTACAGAGAGTCATTCCACAACCATACTCATCGCAAAAGCTAAATGATGTCTCTATCCATTCATCAACATCTTTGCCACAAGACGAACAGCGCTCAGTCGCCTCCAATGGGTATTTCTCTTTTACTTCATCAAATGACTTGCACATTTTATAATAAACATGTTCTACAGGTGAATCTACGCTTAACATTTTCTCTCTAGTGCAGTTCTTGGCCCAATAACTACTAAACCAACTCTCAAAAGCATCCTTACATCTCTGAATTTCTTTTCGCAATTTCTCGTCACCGGTTACAATCTTCCATTCTAATATTTCACTCACCTCCTCAATTTTTAGGATGAAACAGGAATTTGATTGAGAAAATCACATCGATTTTGCAAGCACCTGTGCGTCCCATGCTGTCATTTTTGTTCTCAACCTTGCAACTGCTAAATCATATCCGTCGTTACAATTAAACTCATCCGTTGGGGAGCAAGTTGCTTCTGCTTTTAAAACAACATCAAAATCAACTGTTCTCACCTGATACTTTTTACCATTATCACGTGTTTCAATGATTACATCACAGATTCCATTCTTATCGATATGTTCAATTTCACATTCGCTCCACTCCGTCCATTTCCTTTCAGCCTGCGCAGGTTCGTCATAAGGTGCAAAGTATTTTTCGTATTCATCATATGACATACAGCCTAGATGAACTCCCCCAAATCTAAAACTAATAACACCGCCTTCCGCAACATCTGTAACCTCACACACTTCACCAACATTCGTAAATGCTCCCATTGGTTTTACCAGTTTAATTTTGTCTCCCATAATCATGCTGCTTTCTCCTCTCCTTTAGAAAAATTTTTGTTCCACTTATCTATGGCTTCTTGATCCTCTTTCGTGACAGGATCATTAAACTTTCTCTTTGCTTGTACAATTTTATTGTCTCTGACTTCAATTGTTACGAGACTTTCATCTAACGCATTCTTTCGCCGTAGGAATAGAATATGACACTCTCCATTTATCACTCGCTTTATGTATGAAGCAACACAGTTATTTTGTCTAACGGCTTCCTCTTTAATTTCATCTGTACTTCGAGGATAAATGAAGCAGTAATTTCCTATTTGACACTCATACTCTTTATTTATTCTCTGTTGATAACTCTGTTCATCAAATATTTCCTTTAAGCGGTTATAATTACGACAAGCTATTTTATGCGTGGTTAGAAAATGTCTTGGATATTTATCAAATTTTGTACTGATTTTATTCATCATCGAAGCATAATCATATAACTCCCTAATTATAAAACCCGAATCATCTATAGCTTCATATGTCATTAGGTCATCAACATACAAACATAACGCTTTAGCAGTATACCCGTAATTATCAATTAAATAATTATAATATGAAGCATAACTTCGGTCTTCATGTCTTACATATTCTCCATTACTTATGTAGAAATCACCAGTTATCATATTGATGATATCTCTAACACCAAGACTAGTATATTCTAAGTTAAACGCCAAGTAATTAGCGTCTTGATTATGCTTATAATATGTAACCAATTTATCTGAAAGTGTAACTCCCTTCTGTTTACATAATTTTAATAATGATCTAGGTATATCATTGATCTTATAACTGAATCTTGAAGAAATATCTGTAATTCCTGCCGAGAACAACTGTTCAAATCTTGAATACTTAGGAACACGACTCAGTATTGTTCCAATGTTTGAAATATAATAGTCTTCTTTTTTAGTCACAAAATCCAAAAACTTTGCATAATTTTTATCATCACAACATTCGATAAGATCTTCTAATGAAAATCCGGTTAGCTGACTTTTTAAATCCTTGACTGGCTTTCCTTTTATTCCGATAGGTTGTTTAGATGCGAAATCGTATTTTACCGTTCTCCCATCTTCATAATCGAAGACAAGAAATTGTCTCTCTTTATAAACTCTTATCTTTAATCACCTCCACTTTTATATTCTCCAAACGAATATTAACCAATGCAGTAATTTTGATCATATGTAATACTAACCCTATACTTTAAAAGTGAATCATAAACCTTTTTGGGGATAATATTTTTATATTCTTCAGCTACCTCTATGATTTTCTTTTCCTTTTCTTTTGCATAATAAGAATAAGCTTCCTCAACTGTATTATAAATACCCAGCTCAAATTGATCATACTGTGCCATATATCCATTTTTAACTTTCCTTATGCCATTCGGTAAACCTCTTTTGTTTGGCTTGTTTAGCAAAAGCATATTTATTCTTTGCGGAACCAGTAAGCAAGTATCGGGTGAATATAATTTATTACCGGGGCATAATATATCTTTATCAAGATGAAGCCTTTCGTTTACCTCGTATTTATTGCTGCTATACCATTCTGCAAAACGCTGATATACTTTCCATTTATTACAAACCGTCACAATTCCGAAATATGAAAGCTGTTTATCTTTTATCTTCTCTGAATAACATCTTCTTAACATATCTGCCCATGTACTGTACTCGGTCGTTATGTGTCCTTGTTCCCAAGTTTTATACTCTCCTTCTCCTACCATGCCAACACCATAAACTGTGATATCATATGGATTTTTGACCTGTCCCCGTTTAAAATTTATATACATTGTATTTTTTCTAAAGTGATACTCATCCTGAAACTCTACAACTATATCAGCCAACGAATTCACCTCAACTATTTTCATCAAAGTTCCTTTATTGTTCACAATTTCTTTTCCTATTATATTTTCTATATTACCACCTCACTAACCAAGGAAATCGAAGATTTATCGCTTATTTTCACCTGTAATGGTTATGCCGCTTTTGGGTGCTGGTCTACCAGTTTCGATTTCGTTGGAACAATAGAACTGATCTCCTCTATATACATACGGCGTAGTGGTTATAGTCTGTTTACCGTTGTTTCCATCTGCAAATCCTGCGTTATAAACCTCTTCTAGAATTTCTTGTAACCTTTTCTTTTCAACCAATACCAAATTCTTATCATTATCGTATTCTTCAAAATCAAAATATACCAATGGTTTCATATATGTATTCTCCTTATCTTCTATTATTGGCTGGGTGATCGTTGCAACCACCATTCTTTTCCACCTTGACATCTTTAGGGTTAATACCGGTTCCAATGATTTCAATTCGCCCGTCATCAAACTACTGCATTTCCCCGCCCTTACCGTCCTTGTCAATTTTAGGTGTAACACAATATTGATCGCAGCCATATAACCACCTGGTCTGCCCGGTGCAAATCCCGGTAAATCCGGTCACCTTATCCTTTACTTCTTTTCCCTGTAATAATTTCCATCTGTTGCTCATATAATTGTATTCTCCTTTTTACTTAGTTAATTTTAATTATGTTTTTGATTGAAAATATTTTACTTAATTCTAAATAGTGGTATACTGAAAGAATCAAATGTCTAAGGGGGTTTGTATGAATAATCCAGGTAATCTTCCAGAAATCGTTAATGGAATTTTTATATGTCCTTCTCCTCATGAAATTCTTGACGATTCTGATTTTTGTTTTATTACAGATGATCCAGATATAAATAATAGCCATAATTCAATTTTTGGTAAAATATCTGATAGTATTGCTAAGCACACAAACGATTTGAAACGTATTGCTTACAGAACTCCTGAATTTATAAATCTTATTAAAAGTTTTGTTCCTGTCGAAGTGTTTACGGCAGTTTTTACTGATGAACAAAAGCAAAAAATTGCCAATGGAGCCTTAGAATTTGCTACTAAAAAATCGGATGGATCAATAATCGCTATTTTACGTGATCCAAATACTAAAAAAATCGTTTCACAGGTATCTCTAGAGGCGACAAGGTTGACTCCTGAATTGAATAAAGCTCTTTCTAATCTCGGTATGCAAATGCAAATGGCAGACATAATGAAATCACTCGAAAAAATACAGATTTCCATCGATAATGTCTTAACTGATTTAAAAGATGACAGACTTGCTTTGTCCGATAGTAATAAGGCAAAGTTCATGCAATGTATGAGAATTCAAAATACTCAACTACAAACTAACGTCTTATTAAGAATTATTATGGACGCAGAAGATATTAGAAATCGCATCATGAAAGATTTATCTCGTGAAATTAAATTTATACAAGAACAGCCTGAAAACATATTTTCAAAAATCATCAGAGGAGCAAATATAACAGAACTTGATTCTCGTATGCAAAACATTCGAATTGATATCTCAGCAATTAATCAGTTGTCGTGTATAGAAGCTACCTGTTATCATACTCTTGGAGAAAACGGCGCAATGTTGGAAAGTATTAATTACTATGCTCAATATCTTACCTCTAATTTTACTCACTCAATTGTGGGGCGCCTTCATTCTTATGATGGAAACGGTGACAATTATTGGCTTGGTGAATTCCCAAAAGTTTCGGAAAAAATATCTAGACTAGATATATTTTCAACTATTCTGTTGGAAGGAGATAATAAAGATGCCAACATGTAAAAAATGCAAAAAGACTATTTCAAAAGGAATCCTTTGTGAGCGTTGTAGTGCTCTTACAATTGACAAAATCAAAAGAGTTAGTACCAGTGTTGCAAGCTTAGCGCTTATTGTTATAGCCAATGGTAAATTCAATTCTAAATCAAAGTAATAGTTATATCATTCATATTAAAATCAAGGAGTTTTGTTATATGATTCTTGTATATAAAACTCCTTGAAAGACGCGATTCATCGCTTAGTGCATAATCAGGTAAACTAATCCAAGCACAGGCAGTCCCAAAACAACGGTTAATATAAAACTACCCATTAGACTTGCAATGGCTCTCTTTATAATGTTAAGATCTGAACTGTCACCCCATGTTATTTTTGCAAACAAAAACATCAATAAAAATATGGAACAAAACATAATTCCTAAAATTCGCATATTACTCCTTTCCCTCCCACATCTCATATTCTTCTTCCTGGTCAAGACTCATACAAATATCACAAGTATGTGGAGGCGGGTATTCCACATTATACTTACAGGTTGAACAGTCTTTAACTACTTCATCATTCTCTGCCATATATCCCAGGACTCCACCCAATCCTTTGCTTTTCACAATCTGCTTTGCTACCGATACAGGAATGTAATTCTCACAACTATCATTATTGAGTTTTAAAACACCTTTGTATTTACCGTAATCTTCGAGCTGATCAAGAACCATATCCATATCAAAGGCGGTTGATTCGTCATCGATAATCTTATCTATATACTCATATGTATTACCTACTTCTATAAATGGCTTACAGTGGAAGATTTTGACTATACTTTCCATCAGCTTGTCAGCACAAATAAGTCTCAATATATTTTTCTCCTTTCTCTCATGAAAGCCACTTTCAAGTGTAAATTCTTATATCTATAAAAATGATTTTGCTCCATTAGTATTCCAATCATCGACAACTTTTTGAAAATAGTCTCTCTGACCTTCTTTGAGTAAAAACGGCTCGCCTACTACAAGCAAGCCTTTTGATGTATCTATACATCTTGTTGTAGATTCAATTTCTTCTGCGTCCAATGTATAAAATTCTTTAGTATAAACCGACGTTTTCTTTTTACCAATATTAACTCGCTGGACTTTAGCTTCTATAAAGCGAAATGTCGGTTTACCATTATCACCTGAATATCTTCTTTCAATAAATCCTAATGTGTCCTTTGGTGTTATCATTATTCTCCCTTCTGTTCTTTCAATTTCTTACCACACACCTGTAATGCATACATACAAATGAAGTAACTCTGATTAATTCTCTTACCGGCATTCCATAAGCTACTTTCACATGGCTCATCATATTCTTGCATTCTATCTGTATTATTTCTTAGATATGAGATCCATTCATATTCATCTGTATTTGACAAAAGGTCATCTGTAAAATCCAACAAACCTCTTAAATCTTCACATTTGTATTCCTCACAAAACTCATCTACATCAAAACCATAGGTAGTCAGATTCTCTTTTGCCTTACTGATTAAGACTTTTAATTCTTCATCTGAATCAACTACATCTGAATAATTATTCTCTATTGTATTTCCAAACCAATCAAGAATATCTTCTCTGCAATAATCGTCATCAAATACTTTTAATGACTGTTTGCTTTCGTAATTTAATTTCTCCATCTGGTAGCCGATATTATTGTATTCTAGATTGTAAACGTCACCTTTCCACGTCATACTGTCAAACGTGAATTGTCCGTAATCACCATAGATGAACATATTGCAACCGTCTCTATAAAGACAAACTTTCTGATACTGGCTACCCGGCTTTCGTAACATCCAAAACGCCTTATTATCGTCAATAATCTGCTCAGTAGCTTCCCATGTAGCAAACTCTTTTTGATAGTGCTCAAAATCACGTATGTTTTCTGTTAAACTGCTCAATATGTAATTCTCCACCTATCCTTTCTCTTATAAAATTAATCTTTCATCTTTAAAAATTTCAGAAACAATTTCTTTTGCCACAAACTAAATTTAACTCCGAATATTTCCTCCATGTAATAGACTGGATTACTCTTATACTTGGCATATTTGCGGTGCTTTTTTTGTTCGTAACTAATGTTAAAATCAGCATCTTCACGCATATTAACTCCGTCAGTCCTAATTAATTTAATTCTAGCATTTTTACATGACATACAATCTTCAGGAGTACATAATCCAATCGGATCAATATCACAACACTCATCTAAATCAACTACATCAATAATTAATCTGTATTCATCATGTCCATCATACTCCCTATAAAAATTTTCTTTCTTAGTAAGATTTGTTTTACTCATCCGTCCCTTCCTTTCCAACCAATGAAAACAACCTTTCATATCCTTTTTAATAAATATGGCAGAACTATATCTCCTTACGGAAAGCATGTTCACTTATTGACTACTTGAAGTGACTAACAGTGTGGACTTTACCAAATTAACCAATTTTTATTTTTCATTAAAAGTCATTCAATGATGGAGCACCGTTTTTATGTTTAACAAAACCATCAATATAATCTCTAACGACCTAAGAGCCATTCACCGACATAATACGTTTTTACTTTTAACGGGTATAATCCAGCTTATCCTTTATCATTTCACTGCTAATTACTTCTACACCAAACTTTCAGTCGCCACTACTAATCACTTTCTATGACTCTATATTTATTAATTCTCCAACAAATTGTTTCAAAATCTCATTTGTATTATCGGGATACCTAGGATCGTCAACTAAGCACTCAATGATTATGTTGTTATCATCAAGTCTTATAACACCAGTCGTTCTCCCAGGTATTCTGATTGAAAATGTATTATCCCATATATCTCTTGTATCCAATAGGTAGTTTTTGAAATGGTGAGACTTATCAGTAACACCAATTAATACATCTAATTTCTCAGTTATAGGGCAATAATACTCGTCTCTTAACCATGTATTTTTATGTACTAAGTTCACTAATTACCTCCGTGCTTTTCTAACACGATGAATCCACCAACACTGAACGTCAATACAAAGTTTCTGATACCATTTTAGTTTGAATCCATGAAGAATGTCGTAATTTCTCAACAGATATTTCTTATAATCTTCCTCATTCCAATCAATTGCCATACATCATTCCTCTCTTAGCCTTTGCCCACAATTTGAACAATATTTTGTCATATTGGTTTTAGCAAAGAATTCTCTTCCACAGGAATTACACTTGAATACA